CAGTCGCCTTGTTCACAAAGATACCGTTGTCTGCCCTCGGTACACTCGCCGATAATTCACCCGTACTCGGTTTATAAAGAAGTTTTGCGTTACTTGTGTATAAATTCTCAGCAGTCCCAGTCGTAGCACCTGCAAAGACCGGATACAGGTTACTCGCCGTACTCGTGTCATTCGATAGTGCCGATCCACCAATCGACTTCCATGCAGGAGATGAACCGCTATAACCCTCAAACTGATTCGTCGTGGTGTTATAACGGATCATCCCAGTCGCAGGACTTCCCGGCTGCTCTCCAGTCGTACCCTTGCTAATCAACAAGGCACCAGTCGAAGTGAACGAGGAATCCGCACTCGCGGTCAACGCGCCCGTAATGCCTAACGTCGTGCCGTTCCAAGTCAGATTCGCACTGTCCGACAGCAATCCCGAAGCCCCCGCGAAAGTCACACGGCCCGAGGTCAACGAACCCACCGTCAAATTGGTGCCCAAGAACATACTGCGCGGACGCGTGGCCCCAGAAGCACCAATGTCGTACGTGTTGTCCGTGAAAAGCACATTGCTGGCAACCGTGCCCGTCAACGTGATCGTGTCCCCAGACGCATTGCCCAAGGTCGTGTTGCCATTGACCGCTAAATTACCAGTGAGCGTCAACGCCCCCATCTGGTCAATCGCCTCAACAACATTCGTGCCATCTACATACACGAACATCTTCTTACCCGTCGGCACTGTCACACCCGTGCCCGCACTGGTCTTCACAACAATACTCTGCGATCCAGAGGTATTGTTGAAAATGTAGTAAGGCTTCTCAATCGTCGGAACAATCAGATTGCGCGTCGCCGTCAACGACCCAGTGGACGTAACGTTCAATACCAAATTTCGCGCAACCTGCGTCGCATTGGTATCCGTCAGCGTAAGCGTTAGGTCCGCGTCGGTACTGAAATTAGCCGTCGCATAACCAACAATCGCCTCCTCTATCGCCGTCCCAAGGTTCGTGTTGGTCGTGGTCCCCCACGTGCCCGACTGCTCGCCCGTGCCAATCAGTTCAATCTTGAGACTGCTATATGTACTAGCCATGTCTTTTCCTTACGTGCTTGTCTCTACGTCCTGCCACACTGGCGACTGCGAATCCGTAACCTCAACCCAACTTGACCCCTGCGCATCATTCACTACCTGCCAACTGTCGGCCTGAGAATCATTGACCACGGTCCACGTGGCCGCCTGAGCGTCATTTACATTCTGCCAGTTAGGTGTTTGATTGTCATCTACAGGCTCCCACAGGTAGCGGCAAGAAATCACGTCACTCGCTGTGCCCGTCTCCACAACCGATGCGAAGAAATTGGCAACCGCGTTTGATGAGTCTTGTGTATTTACTAATTCTTGTATAGACGCAAAGAACTGCGCCTGCGCGGAAACCGCGACCACCCCACTAGCAGCTTCACTAACCGAAGCCCCAAACACCACCAACGCACTGCTCGTCTCAGACCCACTGGCACTCTCAACTACCGAGGCCCCAATCTCCACCAAACTACTGACCGAGTCCGCCGCTTGCGCCTGCTCAGAAATCGAAGTCTGAAACTCCGATCCCGATGCCACCGAATCCGCCGCTGCCGCCGTCTCCAAAACAGCTACTTCAAAAACGGCCTGCGCCACTACCTGATCAGATCCCGCTGCGCTTTCAACCACCGCACAAGCAAAATTCACCAACGCACTGACGCTATCGGCTGCCTGTGCACTCTCGGCCACACTGCCAAAGAACGTCACCAAGGCACTCGTCTGATCCTGCGCTGCCGCCGTCTCACTTACCGCTACACCAAACTGCACCTGCCCAGCTACCGCGTCAGACGCAGTCGCCGCCTCACTTACCGCAGACTGATAAACTACCGCCGAGTTGGCCGCATCCGAAGCAGTCGCCGTGTCAGATGCAGTCCGGTCATAGACCGAACACCCCCAACCCGCTTGTCCCCATGTGCCACTGCTCCATCCGCCCTCGGACACACCTTACTCCGCCGTTAACTGCGCTTCTTCAAACCATCGCTCCTGCGCAACACCGTCCGCATCCGTCCACTGAACCAAGTACGACACCACGCCGTCCTCATCCATGCGCAACGCTGCCACCGGCCCCTGCGGCACTACCGTCTTCAACCGAACTACATCGCCTTTTTTAAACATCATCCGCTCCTTAAGCCGCGTCTAGGTTAAAGGTGTACGTCACGTTCAATACGTCACCGCTGACCACCGCACGATCCCCGGGCGACTGGAAGTCCGCCTCTGAAAACAAAATACCCGACGTGCCCGTCGCTACATTCGTCAAAAAGGCTCCCGCAATCGTGGTCGTGCCGTTCATCGTGAACTGCGAAGGCGAAGCACTGTTCGTAATTACCGAAGGATCCGCTGTGGTCGCCGCGCCAAATGTCACGGCCTTGCGGTTGCCCGTATAGTTCGTGTCCTCCGTCCAACCCGCATGGGTTGCCAACGTGTCCCCAGCAAGAAAACTCGTGCCTGAAGACGGGCCAGTGATCAACCCCAAATACCAAGCTGCCGTATATCCGGAACCACTAAAGTACTTGTCGTTCATGTCCTTTAAGCCCTCGTTAACCACGAGGTTGTGGGCACTATCTTCCCACTTTACGTTGCCGTCCTTGTCATAGCAGGTGATCGTAAACACGCCCCCCGCCAAGGCTCGCTCTAGTCCATAGGACTTTTTCTCGACGGCTGCGACGATTGTTTCGCCCGCTTTTGCTTTTGTTATTTCAATCTGCATGATGATCCCTCATAGAAACAAATAACGCCCCTGTTTAGGCAATCCGAATAATCGCAGTAGCCGACGCTGCAGCAGGGAACTGAATCTGAAACGTACCCGCATTAACCTGCTGATCACCACCAAAGTTCAACACCGCACATGCCGGATCTCCGGCTGCACTATCGTTGTAAATAATCGCCCCAGAAGTCGTAAATGTCGCCGCCGTCCACGTCGTATTGTCAAAGTCGCATACCGCCGTGGTGCCGTCTGACACCGGAGTGATAGACACTAACGTGTTACCCCCAGTCGTATACCCATTACCATTAGCTAATTCGTCAGAATTACCCGTTAAATCGGTATAACTCGTCGTCGAAGCCCCATATGTACCCGTAACCGAAGCCGTCGCCTTTGCCAAAGCAATCTTGAACGTATTGCCCGTGCCCGTCGTAAAGTTATGCACCCCACGCAAGAGTTGCACTTTGAACGACGTAGGCATTGCTGTGGTAAATCCCGCCATCTCAATCTTCCAAAAGTTTGATGAGCTCTGGATGCCCCGCTTCACGCAGTCGATTCGCCAACGTCGTGTTATGCGATTCCACCGCCTGCCTCATGTACCGAATCAACACGCCACGTATCTGGGATCGGAAAGCCTCCGCCTGATCACGAATAAGCGGATGCGCGCCCTCACCGATGTAGACAATCTTCTCCAACGCCATTTCCGCCAGTTCCTCAGGCGTGAAACCACGCCCCGAAACGGAAACGACCCGAATATCCCCCAGTAAAGCGCCTGCACCTATCATGGTCCCGGTGACTCCGATTTAATCTTCATACGAATCATGCCGTCTCTGTACTCGTCACGACGACGGCGACCCTGCTGCTCAATGCCCAGACCCTGCAACGCCTGCTTGTAGCTGTTCTCAAAGTATCCCAACATGTCCGTAGGACCTTTTGTATAGCTATACGCTTGAATCAAACAAGCATACAAAAGCGCCTCCGGTGCATTCAAACTAACCCACGTCGTTGTGTTCGTCGAGGAAAGCTGCGCAGGACGATAGATATAGCCCAACTCCGCCGTGAAGTTCGCATTCGGCGTAGGCGCTACGTAAAAAGTGTTCTGATCCCACGTCGAGTAGTACTTCGGTGTACCCGTGGCAGCGCCATCAGGCCAGTACTCCTTCATGAACGACGTGTCTCGGTAATCCAAAAAGATCTGATCGCCTAAGGCATCGGTGATCATCAGATACCGATGCGTCAAAATGTCGGAAGGGGCCGACAAGAACTTGTTGTTCGTTGTCATGTTGCCCTCAACTTCTTTCTTGAACACGTCTAGATCGATGTCCCGGAGAATCCGGTTCTCCGCCATCGTGATAAAGACGTTAATCACCGCGTTCGTGAAGACATTGCTCCCGACCTCGGTGTAATTCCTAATGTTGGTAACCAGTTCGTCGTAAGTCATGGCTAAGTTATCACTATCGTTACCGTACCTACAGCACCATACCCAACAGGGGCCGACTGCTGCGGATACGGACGCATGTCCGTGATGTTCTGCGCAGCATAAATACTTCCCCTACTCTGAAACGCCGAATCCGCAGGCATTCCAACAAACACTGTCGTAGGCTCAATACGATCCGGCCGTGGCTCCTGCAGTGCAATCGCATCACCCTTGTAGCGAAGCGGATCTAACTGCGGCTCTTTCGGCTCATAATCGTCCGGGCAAACCTTAAACCCACGCCAGTTCTTCCTTAATACATTGTACGGATAACGCTGACCACAGTAGTCACATAATCCGAACGAAAACTTGCCTGTAGCGAACGCCACACTACGCCCCTAACTCCGGCACAAAATAAGCACTTGCAATATCCCTGTCCTCCGCCGCTGCACGAGCAAATTCCTCCTCGTACAACTGCTTCATCATGACCGTTCTCTCCGGCGCATACTTTAAGGAAAGGTAATACGACAACCCCGCTGCCAAACAAGGCAAGAATCGGAAATTCACATCCGTCGTATTCGTATAATCCCCGGCATCCTGCATCCGACGAATACGGTAATAACGAAGTTGATACACCTGATCGGGCGTGGGATACAAGAAAACCTTCGGAACGTTTGTACGCTGGACGTAATACTGCGCTGGTTGCGCCTGTGTCGTCTTGTCCGGCACGTTCAAATACTCGGCCCGGCTGATACGCTCAATAATGATGTCCGTGGCAGGTGTCTGACCCGTCAATCGAATGACCGCCGACAACACGTTGACCGTATCCGTCGGCAGCGATATCTCCGTATCGCCCTGCGCAAGGTTGTACGTGGCTAACTCAATCGTCCACAGGTTCAAGCCCCGATTTGCCCATTCCAAGAACATCAAGTTCAAGGACCGACGAGCGGTAGAAAGCTGTTTGCCGTTGGTCATTTGCATGCCCAACCGCTCAAACGCTTCCTCTACCAGATCGTCGATCTGCAGGTCAAATACAGTAGTGCCTGAAGTAGTCATTACGCTTTGTACAAGTTATCAAACGTTGCCTCAGCATCCATGTAACTATCATCCTGCTCGGCACAGTGAATCCACTGGCTCGGTCTGAAATCAGGTGCCCCGTTTCCGGTCTCCCAATAAGCAGGACTTGTCACACGGACACGGTTATTGGGCAAAGCCACAATATTTCCTGTCCACTTGCCCGCATCCGTCAAGATCAACACATGACTCTGCTTGTGTTGAGCCGGACAATCCGCAATCTCACTCTCCGCATAATCCACCGTAAACAAGTAACGCCCGGTATAAAACTCACCTGCTATCTTGCACTGCCACGGACTCGGGCTAGTGCGGGCAAACTTGACTACGGTGTGATGATGCGAAGGACAGTCCCATGGTTGCGCTAAATGCGTCGGCATCCGCTCAGGCCACTCATCCAACCGAATGTCCCCAACGAGCGCCGTAATCGGCATCCGCGCCCACATGGCCCCGCCATGCACATTTTCTGATCCGTCTGCATCACTCTCACAGCCTGTGAACACCAACTGAAAGCTCAAACAGCGGTCAGGCATGGTGTTTACTGCTACTGCCATCGCATGCAAGTATTCACCATGGTACTTTTGGTGCATATGGGTGAATTCACGTCTCACCCAGCACTTAAAGTACGGGATATTACTTATAAGATAAGCCATTAGCGGCCTTTGCCGCCACTCGCCATCATCTTTTTCTTCTTGACTGCACCGCCTGCAGCATAGCCCTTCTTCATCATGCCGCCACCGGCCATTTTTTCGCCCATTGCCATGCGTTTGTGCTGGTTGACCGCGCCGCCTTCTTTCATCATGATCGGGCCCGATGTCTGGCTCGTCTTCGACAGCATCTTGTTGCGAGGACCGCTCTCAACTGCACCGCCGCCTTTGGTAGCAGCACCCATTCCACGTCCAGCCAT